CCCGCCAACGTGCAATGAGCGTGCCGGCAATTACTCGAGCGCGTGACCTGTTGGCCAGCGTCATTGGTTGCACCCCGTTGAAAATGTATAACGAAATGTGGAATGGCGAGGAAATGGAAGAGGTAGATATTGCGCCACGTAGTTGGTTGCGCCGCCTTGACCCATCGCTACCAAATAGCACTTTATTTGCTTGGCTGTTTGATGATTTATTTTTTACGCAGCGAGCCTTCCTTGCCGTTACAAAGAGGTCGGCTGACGGCTTTCCTATGGCGTTTCAGCGTATGCCTAGCGCGATGGTGCTAACACAAGATCAGGCCGGGCCTGTTTTCTTTGCGCCGTCTAAACAAATTATGTTTAGCGGTTTGCCAGTAGATCACCGCGACGTCGTGCAGTTCATTAGCCCTATACAAGGTTTGTTATACACAAGCCCTAACGCTGTTTTAACATCGCTAAAACTTGAGGGTGCGCGGTTGCGTTCAGCTGCTAACAGTTTGCCTAACGGCGTTTTGCGTCAGGTTGGCGGCGAGCCTTTATCGGCCGACGAGCTGCAGACGCTCTCGCAAAGTTTTGAGGCCGCGCGCATGACGAATACCGTCGCTGCTCTAAACGAATTTGTTACCTACACGGAAACAACTACAGACCCAAGCAAGCAAATGTTGGTTGAGGCATCCGAGTATCAGGCGTTAGAAATTGCGCGCCTTGCTAACTGCCCGCCATATTTGTTGGGTGTTGCTACTGGCTCATACAGTTACCAAAACAGCACGCAAGCACGCCAAGACCTTTACATGTTTGGCGCCAAATTGTTTATGGACTGCATAAGCGAAACACTTAGCGCCGACAACGTGCTACCGCGTGGAACCTATGTCAAGTTTGATATTGACGATTACCTAAGCGAAAACTACCTAATGGAAAAAGAAAACGAAAGTTACGACACCGCAGAAACGGGAGTAATGCCTAATGCTTAAATTAACCCAACAAGAATTAACACTCGATGCCGCTGGCCCGGATGGTATGCCACGCCGTACCTTGGCTGGTTTAGCCCTGCCGTACAACGTTGAGGCAACCGTTAGCGATGGCACCAAGGTTATGTTTATGCCGGGCAGCCTAAACGCCGGTGGGAAAATGCCTAAACTTTATTTGGGGCATGACAGTACGCAGGCCGTGGGCTTGGTAACGAGCATGGTGGATACACCGGGCGGCATGATGTACGAGGCCCGCATTAGCGAAACCACGTTAGGTAACGAGGCGCTGGTATTGGCTGCCGATGGCGTTTTAGACGCTGTATCCGTTGGCGTAAACCCAACTAAATTTAGTTACGACGAAAACGGCACCATGGTTATTGCCGAGGCGTCATGGCAGGAATTATCCCTAGTGCCATTTGGTGCGTTTGCCGGGGCATCCGTAGATCGGGTTGCAGCCAGTATCCACCATGAGGAAACTGAAGTAGTGTTAAATAGTGAACAGGAACCCGTAGAGGAGATTAACGAAATGTCACAGCCAGTAGAAGCCCCAGCAGTTATCGAAGCGGCACCAATGGCGCAACCATTGTACGCACAGCCACGCTCATTTAAGTTGCCGTCACCAAGCGAATACATCGCAGCATCGGTAGTTGGTGGTTCAGTATTTGCTGAACTCAACGCACGTATTCAGGCAGCTGCACCAAACATCACTACCGCTGATACCCCAGGTATTTTGCCTGAGATCATTACCGGCAGCGTTTACGATGGGCTTAACCCAATCCGCCCATTTGTTACCGCAATCGGTACACGCGCCATGCCGGGTGCAGGCTCAACATTTCGCCGCCCAAAGATCACGGTTCGCCCAACAGTTACGCAACAGCCAACAGGCCAACTTAATACGCTTGACCCAAGCACCGTTACCGTTGCAAATAACAACGTTTCTAAATTGACTTTTGGAACCTACGTCACCATGTCCGAACAAGATATGGACTGGTCAGACCCAGCAAGCATTAACATCGTGCTTAACCAATTAGCAATCGCCTACGGCCAAGCAACCGACAACTACGCAGTAGACACTTGCTACGCAGGCATCACACAAAGCGAAACCGTAACCGATAAGAGCAAGCCGGCAGACTGGCTAGCAGCAATTTACGGCGCCGCTTATCAGATCAGCGCAAGCAGCAACTACTTGCCTACCCATTTTTTCGTAGACCCAACCACGTGGTACCGTCTCGGAAAATTGACCAGCACAGATGGCACCCCAGCGTTTCCATTTGTTGGCGCACCAAACATGATGGCAATGAACGCGCTCGGCACACAGTCCGCTACCTCATGGAACGGCACCCCGTTGGGCCTTACCTTGGTAGTAGATAAAAACATGGCAGCAGACACAGCCTTTATAGGCCACGCTGCTGGCGATGCTGCCGGGTTCGAGTTCTACGAACAGCAAAAGGGTGCAATCTCAGTAGACGTGCCTAGCGTTTTGGGCCGCACTATTGCCTACCGTGGCTACGCAGCCGCGTTCATGGCAGACGCAACCAAGTTCTGCAAACTCGTTTAATCGGAAAAGAGGCCAGTTATGGCCGCTTACACGGTCACACATAAACAGTTACTTAGCAATTACGCGGTACTGCAAACTCTTACACCTAATGATTTAGTTGTAGGCGGAACCTTTACGGTTGGTTCCGTTGCAGTACCGTTTAATGGCACGTTTGTTTGCTATGACAAACCCGAGTACCTATTCATCGGTATTGACGATGAGGGCGATCTACTGTTTAACTACGAAATACCTGTACCTAATCAGGTGCTTTACGCTTGCGTAGGTACAGACGTACAGCGCACCGCGTCTACTGGCACGATCACATTTACCGAAACCTGCACATGGATTACGGCTACACAAATTGAGGACTGGCTCGGCATCGGTACAGCGTCGGCGCTCGATACAGCGTTTCTAACGCAATGCGCCCTAGCTGCCAACAGCCTTGCGTTTACGCGACGCCAAGAGGCTGGCTACATTGACAGCCTCACCACGTCACCTAACGGTCAGGTAACGCTTGGCACCATTTCACTAGGCGGATTTTTTTACCGCCAGCGTGGGGCTGTAACCGATTTCGCCACGTTTGATGGCATGTCTGCCGGTGCCTCGGTAGGTCTAAGCCCGGCAATTAAAATGTTGTTGGGTATCCCTAAACCAGCGGTGGCATAATGCCCGTTGCTTACACCGATCTATTTAATGAGGCGCTAGACGATCTAGCAGCCTCGCTAACGAGCATTACGGGCTTACAGGTAGTAACAGACCCTAGAAACCTTGTGCCGCCTTGTGCGTTCATAGATGCCCCTACGTTTAGCGTTTATGGTGGCGGTGGCAATATCGTGCAAATGACCTACACGGTACGCATTATTACCCTTGGCCCGGGCAACCTTGACGCGCAACGCAACCTAATGCACCTAGCCAGTTTGGTACTAGGTAAAAACGTGGCAGTAACCAGCGGGCGCCCGACTATTGCAATCATCGGCGGCGCCGAAATGCCAGCGTATGATTTAACAATAGAGATGCAAGCCCAAACAAGTTAGGACTAAACCCAATGGCATACATAATCATTAGCCCCCGCGTAGGTGTACCCGGTGCAAAGTTTGACGCCGAGGGTGCAGAGGCCAACGGCATTAACATTGCCGCGCTAGTCGAGGGCGGGTTTATAGAACAATCCACAAACGAAACCGCAAAACCTGCTAAAACTAATAACAAGAACACACCAAAGGATTAAAGCACCATGGCCACAAGCACTTACCTAAGCAACCCAAACGTAACCGTTGGCGCAGTTTCGCTGCAAGACCAATGCCAAGGTTTGGTTTTTACTCGCACTATTGAAGCATTGGAAAGCACCGCGTTTGGTACTGGCTCGCGTTCATACGTGGCAGGCCTTGAAAATTCCACCCTGCAGCTTGACCTTTACGCGTCGTTTGCAACATCGGAAACCTACGCAACGCTTAAAAGTTTGGTAGGCACGCAGGTAACCGTTTCATGGTCACCATCGGCAACTAGCCCGGGAACAGCAACCAACCCAACCATGACCCTTACCGGTGCATATTTGGAAGCCTTGCCATACACAATGGCATTGGGTGCGCTAGGCACCATGAGCGTTACCTTTACCGGTGGCGTTTATTCAGTAGTCGAAGTATAAATTAAAGCCGGCAACGGCCCGACACGAAAAGGCACGCAATGCAACTACAACTTAAAGCCACGTTTAACGACGGCAGTTCACATGAAGTAACAACTAACTTAATGACCATCGTTAGTTGGGAACGCAAATTTAAGCGCAAAGCATCCGAGATGGCATCGGGTGTAGGCGTAGAGGATTTAGCCTATTTGTGTTACGAGGCTACGCGCTTTGCAGGTATCACGGTACCGGCAACACTTGACGCGTTTATTACATCGTTGGCGTCTATTGAAGTGGTAGAACAACTAGACCCAAAAGCCTAAACGGCACGGTGCGTAGAGCGCTTGCCGAAATTTTAGTGGCAACAGGGTTTTGGCCTAGTGAGATATCATTCGAGTTAGACGATATGAACGCCACCATCGAAATACTAAATAAGCAACGTGGCGGTAAGTAATGGCGTCGCGCTCGGCTATCCCCCAAATAGATGGCATCCAAGAGGCGCTAAAAGCGTTAAATGATTTTGACCCTGCCTACCGTAAACAGATCACTAAGGACATACAAAGCACGGGCCAAGTAATTGTTGCAGAGGCTCGTAGCATGGTGGCCCATTTTGATAACAGCAAAGGCACCGGGGAACCGTTAAGCGGTATGCGTCGCGGCAACCTTATTAAAGGCCGTAACACGCAATGGCGTACCGATCAGGTGCAAAAGGGTTTTAAGGTAAAGGTAGGTGTACGCGCCAGCAAAGAACGCTACGTGAACTACAACCGCACTACCGATGGCGTGGTAACCCACAATGAGCAGGTGGTATACGGCAGTAAGCCATACCAGTTAATGGTTATTCAACAGGCCAACGCAGCGGGCGCGATCTATGACCATGCCGGGCGCAATACGCAGGGCCTGTTTGTAACAAACCTTGAAGCGCAATCTGACGCAGGCGCGCAACCTCGAGCCATTGACAAAGCGGTAACTAATAACCGTGAGGCCGTGGAAGCCAAAGTAGAGTTAGTAATTAACGATGTTGCCCGGCGCACTAACAGAAAATTAGGGTTTACTCGTGGCAATTAACATACCGATTATTAGCAGCCTTGACGGTTCAGGGTTTACTAAAGCCATTGCCCAACTTAAGAAACTAGAAACCAATAGCGAGCGTGCCGGGTTTATTGCGGGTAAAGCATTTCTGCCAGCCGTTGCCGCGTTAGGTGCGCTTACCGCTGCCGCTGGCTACAGCGTTAAAGCCGCTATCGAGGACAGCGCCGCGCAAGCCCAACTAGCCAAAACATTGCAAAACGTCGTTGGTGCAACCGATGCACAAATAAGCGCTACCGAAAAATCCATTAGCGCTATGGCTATGGCAACAGGTGTAGCCGACGATCAGTTACGCCCAGCGCTTGCGTCACTTGTTTTAGGTACACAAGATTTGGCAACCGCTAACGACGCACTTAATTTGGCACTTGACATTTCAGCCGGTACAGGTGCAGATTTAACAAGCGTCAGCGACGCGCTATCCAAGGCTTATGGCGGAAACTTTAAGGCGTTGCGCCAGTTATCCCCGCAGCTGTACGCAATGATTAAAGACGGTGCCAGCCTCGATGAGGTTATGGCGCAGTTGTCGCGCACGTTTGGCGGGTCTGCAGCGGTTGCAGCGAACACCGCAGAGGGCAAATTTAAGCGCTTAGGTATTGCGTTAAGCGAAACCGCCGAGGCAATCGGCATGGCCATACTGCCAGCCGTTGAAGCGGTACTGCCATACCTCATAACTTTTGGTAATTGGGCGCAAGACCACGTAGGCACATTGCTTGCCGTAGGCACCGCCATTGCCGCCATTGCTACCGCGCTTATCGGATTTAAGGCCGCGCAAATAATTGCCAACGCTGTAACCGTGGTAACTACCGCGCTTAACTGGTCACTTGCTGCATCGGCTGCAGCTGCTAACACCGCGCTAACCCTTGGCGTTGGTGCTGCCGCTATTGCTGCCGGGCTTGTAGTTGCAGCGGGCGCGTTCCTAGCGTTTAAGGCTGCCACCAAAACAAGTGTGGAAACCATTAAACCGTTTGGGCCTCAACTAAGCGAAATAAATAACGGTTTAGGAACCTTGCCACCAAAACTAGAGGGCGCGGGTAACGCTGCCAAGGGCATGGCCGACAAGATCAAAGAGGCAAGCGAAGCATTAAAGAAATACCTAAGCGCCGCGCTCGAGGATGCACAAACACAGTTACAGGATGCACAAGTAGCGTTTGACGATTTCGCTACCAACGTAAGCGACAGTATTAAAGATGCGTTTAGTTTCGCTGACGCTAAAGACGCTGGCGATGAAACAGGCGCAGGGTTTCTACAGGGCTTGCGCGATCAGGTAGCAGGAATAGTCAAGTACGGCAACGACGTTAAAACATTGTTGCAAATGGGCTTAAGCCAGCAATCATTACAGGCCGTGCTAGACGCTGGCGGTGAAAGCGGCGCGGCTATTGCAGCCGAGTTAATCGCTGGCGGTGTTGGTGCCATTAACGAAACCAACGAATTGGTTAAGGCTGCCGATAACGCAGCTGCAACCATTGGCCAACAGGCTGCCACGGCATGGTTTGGGGCTGGCGTGGATAACGCTAAATCTTATTTGCAAGGTGTCGAGGCGGCATTTGATGAAGCGCAAAAACGGCTTAAGGCTAAGGGCCTAAAACTGGCTGACATTAAGGGCATTAGCGCGGGGTTCAGCGAAGCGATCACACGCCCGCAGGTTGCGTCGGTAACCCCAATGGTGAACCCTACAGAGGGTTGGGGCATTGGTGCTAACGGCAACATAACTATTAACTTGTCAAGCCTCGTGCCTACCGCGCAAACTGGCGAAGTAATCATTAACTCAATACGCGCATACAACAGGGCGGCAGGCCCCGCCAATATCGCGGTGGCATAATGGCTACCTCGGTAGTTGCCAGCGGAGACTATGAACTATTCATAGATACCGGGTTTATGCTTGACGCGTTCACCCTTGACAACAGCATTAGAGGCGTTTTAGATAACACGCAATACGTGCTAGATGGTGTAACCGAGTTTGCCCCAATGATGCAATACAGCAAAGGCATTAGCGTTAATCGTGGGCGTCGCGAGATCGGTGACCAATTCAGCGCCGGCACCATGACGTTTACCCTCGACGACACGCTGGCGGGCGGAATCCTAAACCCGCTTTATACGTCTAGCCCGTTCGTAGACCCAGCAGGGCAGTTTACGCTTGCCCCTTTACGTCGGGTTTCGTTTGGCCGTTACAACAGCACTAATACCTATGTGCCATTATTTGTTGGTCAGATCGTCAATTATGACTATGCCTATGAATTGGGCGGAAACAATACGGTTACCGTTTATTGCGCGGATGATTTCTATTTACTAGCCCAAACCGTAATGAACGAATTTAACGTATCCGAGGAACTAAGTAGCGCCCGGCTAACAGCGGTATTGGATTTACCCGAGGTTGCCTACCCGGCGTTAAGCCGTGACATTACTACTGGCACCCAAACCCTTGGCGGTAATGCTGCATACACGGTTGCTGGCGGCACAAACGTAAAGGCTTACATAGACCAAATACAAGCTGCCGAGCAAGGCCGTATTTTCATGTCGCGTTCAGGCGTGCTTAATAGTGACCCTCGAATAGGCAATACCCTTAGCGCACCGGTAGCCGACTTCCACGATGACGGCACCCAAACCCCATACAACAATTTGGCAATAACCTATAACGCCGATCAGATCGTGAACCGCGCCAGCGTGCAACACCTAGGCGCCACAAGCCCCGAGGTTGCCGACGATCTAGCCAGCCAAGCAAAATACCTAATACAAACCGTAAGCATTGGTGACAGCCTGCTACATAACGACGCGGCAGCTGCCACGCTTGCCAGTTACTTGCTAGTCGGGGAACCCGACGCCACGTTTACCGGGGTACAAACCGATTACCTAATGCTGACCACAGCGCAACGCGAAAACCTAGCCCTAGTAGATATTGGCGACACGATCACCATAACCAACACCATTGCCGGCGGTGAGGTAGCACAGGAATTAAGCGTAGAGGGAATAGAGCATCGCCTAGATTTTGTGACCGGGCATCGCGTTACCTACTACACGGCGCCTACCGTAATCGTGTATGAACTGATTTTAGATGACGCGATCTATGGCACACTTGATGCCTTAAATGCTTTAGGATAAGGAGAACTTATGGCTACACCTACCACACTTCCAGCCAGTTTTACCGCTGGGCAGGTTTTGACCGCTGCACAGATGAACAATTTGCGGGGCGCGTTTCGCGTGTTGCAGGTTGTACAGGCAACGCTATCTACACAAGCAAGCACGACTAGTACGAGTTATGTTTCTACGGGGCAAACTGCAACCATTACGCCTAGTAGCACTTCAAGCAAAGTACTTGCTTTTGTTTCAGGTTCAGTAGGTGCAACCGCAGGAACAGACGCTTATTATACGATTTTTAGAGGCGACACAACAACTGGAACAAACCTTAGCGGTGCACCCGGTTTTGCAAACTTTTACCATAGTGGTTCTGGCGGTGGTGGTGCAATTGCTGCAATGAATTATTTGGATAGCCCTGCAACAGCAAGCGCACAAGTTTATACAGTCGCTTATAAAAAATCAGGTGGCGGCACAATTTATTGGTCTGCTGCAAACTCTACTAGCACAATTATTTTGATGGAGATTAGCGCATGATTAACTATTCCCTAATTCTTACAACCAACTATGCCGACCAACAATGGAACCTAATCGGCAACGAATACGACGGTCTTGACTGGTTAGACACAACACCGAAACCAACGCAAGCCGAACTAGACGCACAATGGGCGCAAGTGGACTACAGCAACCAAGTTGCAACCGTTGAAACAACACGCCGCACACAATACGAAGCACAGTCAGACGGTCTTTTCTTTGAATGGCAACGCGGAACTAACACAAAAGAAGCATGGGAAGCAGCCGTTCAAGCCATTAAAGACGCAAACCCTTATCCGCCAGCCCCATAGTGAAATGGCGTTATATGATCGGGTACGTGCTTTTAATTGGCGTAGTAGTTTGGGGTTGTAGTGGTTGCACAGTTTCTAAAACGAATATCGAGTACCAATGCTTTACAAAGGCCGCTTGTGAATAAGACACCTGAACAACAGCACGCAGGGCTAATAGTTTTTGTTGGCCGTTTAATGGCTATCTGCTTTTCGTTTACCGTTATGGCATTTATCTACGGCATCCTGTTTGTAGACCAGCCTACGGAACAGGCCCCCACCGACGCCCAACTAATTGACCTACTAAGCACGTTGCTAGTTTTTCTTACCGGCACACTTAGCGGGTTGGTTGCGTCTAACGGCCTAAAGAGTAAGCCCGGTTCGAGTGCATCCACCGATTAAGAAACTGGTTTTACCTGCCAATTTGGCACACGTTAAGCCGGGTGAACTACCAGCCAGTTTGTTAGTAGATATCAAACCATTTGGCAAATTGCACCCATTGGCCGCCAACGCATACAACGCGGTTAGAGCTGCAGCGTTCGCCGCTGGCATAAAACAATTTAAGCCAACTAGCGCGGGTGATACGTACCGCAGTATTTCTTTACAGCGTCAAGGGTTTTTAGCGCGCTACCAACTAGAGCCAATACCCGGCGTTAAACCTCGAATGTATGAGGGCAAAAATTATTACCTAAAGCCCGGCAACGCACCTATGGCAGTACCCGGAACGTCACGCCATAACCTTGGTTTGGCCGTAGATTTTGCCAACATGTCAGGCGAAACATTTACCTTTATGTGCGACGTCGGGCCTAGTTTTGGATGGTCACTAGAGGTAATGCCAGCCGAGCCATGGCATTGGTTTTACTGGCCCGGCGACAAAGTACCGCCAGCGGTAACCCAATACTTACAAGGAATTTCGCCAGCATCCCCCACCGCGTAACACGCGCCTACTACCGTTTTGCTACCGACGAAAAGAGGTTTACCGCGCATGACTGAACTACAAACCTTTACCTACGAAGCATTTGTAGGCAAACTAGAAAACGGGCGCGAAGTATTAGTACAGATTTTTAGAAACCCTGACACCCTCGAAGTGTTAGCCAGCCAACTTGCGTTTAAGACCATTGCCGGCGGTACATGGCAAACGCCCTACCAGTTAGAGAAACTATGACACTTGCTATTAAAGCCGCGTTTACCGCGCTATTTACCATTGCAGCTGCCGGCATTGCCTATGCGTTACCTATGCCTACTGACCCTGCATTAGACCGCCCCGTAAGCCCTACAACTGTTTACGTGGCAACCCCACCAACTACCACAATGCCCGCATACGTGAACACATGCACACAGGTAGCCGTATTAGCCCTAGCAGAGGGTTTACCTCAAGATCAGTTAGAGACAGCGCTAAAAGTCGCTAACCGTGAAAGCCGATGCACAAGCGATGCGTTTAACGCATACGACACCAACGGCGGTAGTTATTCCATTTATCAAATTAACGGGTATTGGTGCCGCCCTAACAAGTATTGGCCTACTGGCTGGTTGCAAGCCAAGGGCATACTCGAGACGTGCAACGATCTATTTAACCCAACAATAAACACACGTGCCATGGTTGCTATTTGGCGTAACAGCGGTTGGTTACCATGGAATACAGCGAAGTAAAACAGTACATAGACCCCGACAACTCACTAAGCGAGGAAAGCAGACGCATGTTAGACCCGACAGCAAACGCAATGGCAAAACACCAAATGGCCGTATTTGACCTAATAGACGAAATATGCAGACCCGCACATATTCCCTACAAGCCCAAGCACGCAGACCTAATAGCGCGCTTAAAACTGTTGGCAACTGACCTAGACCTAAGCGGTGATGAGGCAGGCTGGCAGGCTATTAGCGAGGCTGTAGAGGCGTTAGGCGGCTGATATGGCCCTAGTAACGCTTACACCTAAACAGGTATTAAATGCGCGCGACGTGGCCTACAAAAAGGCTATGGAGTGTGAAGCGGGCAAAATGAAAAACCGCTACAACGTGCCGGTAGCCAGTACAAGTTATGACCGACACCTAAAAGGCTGTTACGGCGAACAGGCCGTAGCTGCCTACCTCGGCGTCGAGTGGGGCTTTACCGCCTATGACCCCAAGGCTAATGACGTGGCAGGTTACGAGGTGCGCGCTACATACCATGCCAACGGGCGTTTGCTCACACATGCCGAGGATAAAAACGGGCTATACATTTTGGCGATTATTGACCGTGACACGTTTACCGTAAACCTTGCTGGCTGGTCAAACCTAAAGCGCTGCAATACTGCAGGCCGTTGGGCTACTGATTTACCGCTTGCTTGCTACGCCATGCCACAAGCCGAGTTATGGCCTATGGAAATGTTGCCCGCAACCGCGTTATACGCATCTGCTATAAATAACTAATTCACCCGACTAACAGAAAGCCCCCGACCATGAAACCATGCCGCAAGTGTGGCGTAATTACATACGCCTACAAAGTAAGTAAAACGCAAGAACACTATTTGTATTTTCACCCCGGCACATGCAAAAAGGACTGGCGCTAATGGCCTTTAACATTGATAACTACGTAGACGTACCAACACGCCTAGCCGAAGCATTAAAGCGCTACCCCGATCTACGCATACAAGAAACCGCAGCCGAAGTAGTAACCATGCCCGATGGCTCAACGTTTTACCGTTGCACAATTACCGTTTGGCGCGACGCCAGCGATCTAATCCCAAGCATTGCTACAGCTGCCGAGCCTTACCCGGGCAAAACCCCGTACACCAAAAACAGCGAATTTATGGTGGGCATGACAAGCGCG